ATCAAATTTAAATCCTTCAAATCTAGTGAACTCTCCAGAAGTTTCATAGAGTTCAATGACATTAGTATCAGAAATACTATTCTTCAGGAAACCAGTCGCTCCACTGTTTGTTCCTTCAACAAATACTGGTGCAGTTAATGTAGTATTTTCATTCAGAGTAATTTTAGTTACTGTCTGTACATCAAATAAGGAAATATCCCACTGATTAGTATCTCCATTAGAGGTGCTATATGAACCAGACTCAAGTCTGAAGTCATAAACTCTTGCAACACCAATCTCAGCACCAGCAGGTTCTGTTTGGGCGGCACCAACTGCACCATCAACCGAACCAACTCTTTCGTCTCTCAGACTAAGAACATATGTATTACCAGAACCAACCAGAGGAGCTCCATATACTCTATTCAAGTTCAGAGTCGCACCAGTATTGTAAAAAATTGATCGATTATTAACTGTCTTAGTTGTTCTTGGTTTTGGTGCATCAAGAACCGTGGTTCCTACAGTCTCAATCTCGTATCCCTTGACGTATGCTTTTCCTGGAGAGATTTGATACAGTGCTAAATCGTCAGAAGGTACAGATCCGCCTGGAGTAACTTGATCTGCTGCTAAAAGACCTCTATTTCCTTCGCCGTCATTAAGAGAGTCTATTGGAGTAACAACAAATGGTTTTACATAGTAATTTCCAGACTCATCATGAGTTCTTCTTGCAAGCTCATGATTAATGACTGAATATTCAGAAGTTGTTCTGTTAACTCTTAAAATGCCATCTTCAACAACAGCAAGTTCTACAAAATTTTCGTCATTATAGTCAGTGAGTGCTTTTTTGAACAGAAAAACATCGACTTTAAGTCTATCTGCGCCAGGAGCAGAATAGTTATTAAATCCCTGAGAATTATCAGTCAGGGTTTCATCCTGATCAGAGGTAACAATTTCCTCATTAATAAAGAGACCAATTCTATAAGAAGGGCTATTAGTGTATTGGTCGAGAATCAGAGTTTCGTCATCAACATTAACAAACTGTCCTCTGATGAAATATACACCATTGGAGATTGAAAATGCAGAACCAGTTGAGGTTGCATCTTCAGCAATGGTTGAAGCAAATGCCTCTCCACTAGCGATAATTTCATTACCCAAAAGACCACTGACAATATTTCCTTCCGCAGAAAGAATTTCTCCGTTAGCAAATACTTGAGTCTCATTGTTCTGGGTGTTTGATCCCAAATAGTTCAAATAAAGAGTTGGATTACCTCTTTCAGAATCTAAAGACGAGATATAACTTTGAACAACTGCAGTAACACCAGAAGTTCTTCCAGTTATTTTCAAACCGATTAACTGATCAAGATATGCATCAATTGGGACACCTTGATGAGTTGTATTCAGTTCTACTGCAAAATAATTTCTACTGTATGCAGTATTACCAGGAATTACTTTAGCACCCTCTTTAAAAAAGTGCTGCCCAAATCTTTCAATCTGATTCTGTAGAATCGATTGGAGTGTTGTTAATTCTCTTGCCTGGACAGGATATCCAGGTTTGAACAATACTCTATGATAGTTGTCCGTAGGATCAAAATCGTCATAATATGGGGCAACGTTGAGATCGGTGATTTGCGACATAATTCCTTATTAGAATTGTAATATAACCTTGATGTCTTCTTTTTGATTAGTTGATCTAGTCACAGATGGTCTATTGTCAACATAGATTATGTTGCCTGAGTATTTTGCAACCTCAGGGTTCGCAATTCCATTAGTAAATGATTGACCAAGGTAGTAGGTCCTATTATTTATTACGGTTGATACACCCGTAAAAGTGCTGTCAATGGACAATCCTTCAGCAACTGACCCACCAGTGATTGTCAATGAACCATCACCAGTAGGTGATGCGGTAAAGTCTGCCTGATCAAATCCATACTGTGGATTTGTAATCGCTGCTCCAACAGTATTAAAACCAGATTGTGATTGGTCTTGCCATACTTTCAAGACTCCAGTAGACTGATCGTAACTAACAACTCTAGCAACAGCAGTGATGCCAGTGCCTACAGTTTGTGTGACAAAGGAGTCCGCGTCATAAGTTGCACTACTATAACCAATTCCAGTCAATCTAAGTGCAGTCACAGCACTTGCTTTATCCAAAGAAAGTGGTGTATTAGTTCCAAAAGTATTTGGTGCCTGTACGATACCAACTCTTGCGATCTGGTTTCCAGTGATAAAGTCTGGGTTTTGAATATCATTCTCAAATCTAGAGTACATGAGAACATTCTTTGCTCCCAGTTCTCTATAGATGTCTGCACCATGACCACCTTGTGGAGAGATAACAACGTCAAGAACTGGTCTTGTAGTTCCAACAGGAACTCCACCAGCAACTAAATCAACATTTCCCCAGGTATATCCTGATCCCTGAGAAGAAACCACGACGGATTCTACCTGAGAATCTGCATTCATCGTGATCGTACATTCTGCACCAGTTCCACTGCCTTTAATAGGAACATTAGTGTAAACGGCATTTGCAGTTCCCAGTGCAACACCTCTGTTTTTGATAACTACAGTCTTAATTGATCCGTCCACTGCATTGTCGCGGACAGCAGCGTTAGTGGTTGAATCCCCCCAATCTCCAGGAACAGGAATGTAATTAGTAGAATCGAACTTGACAATATCTCCAGGAGCAATCGTATAGAGATACTTCCAAATATAACCGTCACCACTGGCACCAGCCGCTCTTGGTTCCAGATCAACAAAAGTTGGTTCATCCAGAGATGGTGCTCCGTTTGGAGTTTCTGGAGTCGTTCCATTCTCAAGACAGACATAAACTCTGTAGTCGCTATTCATTACATAGAAAGACGCACCGTAGAGATTCGTTGCACCAGATACCTTTGCGGCATTTGAAGTGCTGTAATCGTGGCGATACATGTCAAATGTATTACCAGATCTCCACTCGATTTTGGGAACAACCAGTCTTGTATCACTAGAAGTGATTTTTTTCAATCCGATCATGGTATCCCAGATCTGATTTTCATTATCAAAGTTATCTACTGGTGCTGGTGGATCATTATCCCAAACAGAAGAAATGTCAGTAGCATTAGGCAATCCAATAAAAGAATAGTAAGAACTACCTGTCGTGGTGATGCCACTCAAGAAATTCCTTGCATTCAAGATTCTAATTTGATCAGTAATTATTGCGGCCATTTTGCTGGGTTTTTTACTTATTTATTAGGGGTTTGATAACTAGAATTTATTTAGTTGTTACACATCATAGTTTGTGATTCTCAATGGAATTGTTCTTCTGACAACTGCAGAAGTTTGAATTCCAGTAACTCCATTTGAGTTGTAGAAGTTGAATGCAGAAGTAGCAGTTCTTCCATTAGTTTGAATCTTACCAAAACTATAATTACCAAAATAAGTATTGACGCCAACCGCAGAGAAGTCGTAACCGTTATAACTCAGAACACTTACTGTGACTTTGTTAATCGTTGTTGAACCAACTCCAGGGAGAGTCTTCTGTGCAGTTGCCGCAGAGACAACCTCATAAACATTATCGATACAAGTGGTTCCAACACCAACTGCGACTGCTCCGCCAGGTTTCAGTGAAGTAACACCAAGACCGATATTGGAGTTGCTGACAGTGAAGAAGTCACCAGCAGCAAGACTGCTAACAGTAATTGCAGTTCCTACGAGCGTAGCGTCCTTGAGTGCAGAATTATTTGGAATAAACAGTTCAAAGACAAGTCCAGTTGCAACACCAACAGTAGTTGTGGTTACGCCAACGATAGTTCCAAAGTCTCCGCTATAAGTGATTCCTGCGTTGAGTCTTTCTGCAAGAAGTGCGGGAGACTCGATAAGAACCACAGGAGGATTGGATTGCGAATATCCAGTCTTGGCAGTTCCAAGAGTGATAGCGTCTACAGAACCAGAAGCGATAGTTGCGGTTGCAGTCTGTCGCATGGTTGTTCCGAGACCAACTGGGTTCTCGATAATAACAACAGGCGCGGAAGAATAACCAGATCCACCGTCAGAGATTACTATAGAAGTAATCGTTCCAGCAGATCCAACAACAGCGGTAGCGGATGCTCCTACTCTTGCGTCTTGCGAGACCAACGTAACGTCTTTCTGGAAGGAGAGTGACGTTCCACTTTCATTATCTTGGTTGAACAAGACTTGGACGTTTTCAACATAGATGGTCGTAGATCCAACCCCAACAGTCTGAATGACATTTGTTGTTGGGAATACGTTTGCCTTATATTGAGTTCTATCTTTGGCAACTCTTTCACCATTGATAATCTTATCTACAGTCTGCTTACACCAGGTGATTGGTCTTTCCATATTAATGTCATTGGCAAGACCTGGACCATAATATGCGTTCGTAGTTACTTGATCAGTAGAATCAACACTATATGTAAGTCTTTGTTCCTCATCAAAGTATGCACTTTGATTTAGTGGATCATAGTTAATATCTAAAGTATCACCTTTTTTAACGGTTTCAAGAATATCAACAGACTTAACGTCAACAGCACCATTTCCTCTGTAGAACAAGATATCTACAGTATCACCAGATTTTGGTGGTTCTGGGAATATAATCGTGCTTCCTCCGCTGAAGATGTAACCTTCTCCAGGAACTTGGAGAATGTTATTGACCAGGACAATCAAGACATCTTGAACAACAATTGGTGATCCCTTAGCGGCAATAATAGAAGTAATAGTGCCATCAAGTTTAAGTTGGAAGTCAGTTTTCTGTCCGTCAAACTCATCATCAAAATTATCCATGGTTCGGAGTTGTCCAAGAGACCAACCAGCAAACTTATCAGAGTAGATCTTTTCAACATTAATAGTAAATCTTTCAAAGTCACCGCCAAGTGTTGGATCCGTAGGAATGCCAGTTGGTCCTCCAGTAGGAATGGTCAGATTTTGATTTATACCATATCCGAATCCAGTATTGCTGATTTCAAAATCAATAATGTCAGAACCAAATCCAACATTAATATCAACTTTTGCCTGAGTACCAACTCCAGTCGAAGCTTCTGCAAGACCATCAGTTTGATAGATGAGAGGAATATTGGTATATGGCAGTGGATCTTCAATGACAACTTCTGGGAGATCAGAACTTGTGTATCCACTACCAACGCTAGTTACGTGGACTGTATCTAACAGATTTCCAGCACTGATCGTAGCAACACCGATATGAGTTACGGTAGCAATACCAACGGCACTGCTTGCAACGCCAACTCTAACAATACCAGTTGAAGGATTGAATACTCTGACCAGAACTGAAGTTCCAGCAGGAATTTCAGAGGAAGCCGTGCTTCCAATTCCAATGTTGACCGAAGTCGTACCAACAGATATGATTGGAGCAGGTCTGCTAAAGAATGTTCCAACTCCAATGGAAGATGCCGCGCCAGCGTTGAATTCAAGATACTTAAATACGCTGTTCTGATCATTTATGGTAATTACAGTTGCTCCAGCAGCAACAGTTGTTGCAACACTAGTGAGAACATCATATTGGGTAGATGCTCTGTATCCAGAACCAGTATTACCGATAGAAATTGCAGAGATAGTTCCAGCAGCAGAAACTGTTGCCGTGCCACCTGCAGAAACTAGTGGTTGATATCCAAATCCTTCAGAAGAACCGACAGAAACAATAACTCCGCCGATAGGGAGGTTAGAAGAGTTTACATCATTGGTAATAGTCTGACCATCATTGACAAAGACCGCAGAAGTAATGCCTGCTTGCTCTGCAAGAGTAAAGTTCTGGTTCAGTCCAGGAATTTGAATAATATCATTGATCAAAAGGACAGCGTTGTCATCCTCAAATCCAGTGACATTTGATCCAGAAGACTTCAGTGCAAACGTATCATTAGTTCCGTTAAACTGATCAGAGAAGTCGTCGAAGAGATAGTTAGTTCCATAGGTCTTAGTCGAAGATCCTGGAGTTCCAGATCTAATGAATACTCTTCCTTGGAAAGTAGAACTTGTACTAATACCAGTCCAATCTCTTTCATCAGGTGGATTTGTTGTTGAACCAATAGGAATATTGCCGTATGGTGCCTCAACAAAGTTCAGAGTATTGTTGACAATGTTATAGTTACCTTGAACTTTGGTTACAAGAGCGCCAGTGCTATATCCCGCTCTTCTTGTTCCAAGCCATGCTCTCTGAACCCTTACTGCGTTGGTAGAACCAACACCAACAGATTGAACCTTCATGATTTCATCACCAATCTGAAGAAGATCTCCTCCAGAAATGGAACCAATTCCAGACAGGAACATATTGCCTTGACTTGAGAATAATTGATCGCTCAGGGAAGTTGTAAGCGCCGTCGCAACAACAGGAGACTGGATATAGTTGTCAATTGCAATCAAACACTTGGTGTTCTGATCAGTTGAAGTGAAGGTATGGGAAGTTCCAATGCCAACAGAAGTAATGCCAAAGTAATCAGTTGGAACTGCTGCCAATGCCTTTTCAGCGGTATCTGTAAGTCTGATCTTATTCGCATCAACCTTAATAGCAAAAACAGTCTCTGGAAGTTTAGTAGTATTACCAATACCAGAAATATTTGTTGTTCCAATACTAATATTTTCGGTTGTTCCAGCACCTGGAGTGCTGTAAGTCAGTTGCTCACCACTAACAAAGAAGTGGTTTGGAATGGTGATTGCATTTGGCGTCTCTAATCCAGCAGCTGATCCAATTACATCTTCGTCACTAGCATCAATATATCTTTCAAATACCTGATATCCACCATACTTAATATTGAATGCCCTCTTGATATCTACATTTGTTCCAGCATATGAACCATATTGAGTATCGATATATGCATTGGTGAGGTCAATCTTGACAGAATCGGATCCATCATCAACGAACTTCATGTAATTGTAGTAGGTCTTAATTTCGGTGTTGATGTTTTCGTTAGGAGTAAACGTAATTCTAACAACGTCACCGACTACTGCAGCACCAAAAGTTCCAAGACCTGCTGCTGGAGCAGTATTACTAACAATTGTACCAAACTCTGAAATATAAGTTTCATTGAATTCTGGTTTGTCGGCTACCAGCAATTCTGTCATCATGTGATGATCATTGTCTGGGTCGGATACTTGAACAATACAATATGCAGCATTGTAAGTAGCATTAGCATATTCTGCAATCGCATTTGCAGTTGGAGAACCGCTAGATGCGATTGAAGTTGGCAGAGCACCAATTTCTGCGTCAGTAAGACCTTCTGAACCAATACCAGTTCCTGCACTTGAGAGACCAACGATTATTGTATTGACAGAGGAGGCAACAGATACGTTTGAGGTGAAATCAACCTTGATATTGCTACCATCAATATATGCATTATATGTTCCGAGTCCACTATATCCACCAGACCAAGCTTCTTGGTTGATAGAGGACAGTTCTCCATATTCAACTACATCTACGGTTGTTCCATCACTAATCAGGTTAAGTTCATCATATTCAAACTGATCATCAAGGGTTTTAGTAAGAACAAGAATCTTTGCAGCGGTATATGTATTAGCAATACTAACAATAGTAGTTGCTGAAGCAGAAGGAACGTTCTGACTACTAGAAGTAATCTTTACAGCGCCGCCAAGAGTCTGAGTATCAGTACTAGTCACTGCAGCACCGATATTATAAGAAAGAGTGAATACATTATATGGATTGATCTCAAACTTATTGGGGAAGAATTGAAGAACACCTTCATTTCCGTCAAGGTTATAGTCAAAGGAACCCAATTCGATTTCAGTTGATGTAATTGCATACTGGTTAATAAATCCAGCACCTTGCTTATCATGAAGGACCGTAACCATTTGAATCTGAGATTCCGCAGTTACGTCTGGGTCTTGAATATAAGTTACAAACTTATGACCACATGCATCTGCGATAGGCCAACGAGCAACTTCACTAAACTTAGTTGGTCTAGGATTACTATTGAACTGACCAGCAACATTGTCAACATTTAGAACTCTATTGCCAACAGACTCTTCATAATCAGTTAAAATTCTATTTTTGAAGAAAATCTTATCAGAGAATAATCCCTTATTGTTCTCAGTTACAAGGTCAAAATTATCTACACAGTTTACATCGGGATAACCGATAAAATCAATAACCGAATCAAAGTGAGATTGTGTAGTGCCCAATCCAACAACTGGGTTTATGTCTGGAGTATTTTCAATAATCAGGTCAGAGAATCTCTTGAATCCTGAAGTGTGGTTAAGTGAACCGACAACCTCATCCCAGGTTTCTAAATCAACTTTAGATCTGACAGAGTAAGAGAATCTTTGATAATAGTCGCTATCTTGAATGACCTGTCTAGTATCATTCAAGAATCCAGTGATATCCTCCCATCCAGATTCTACCCTGGAAGTCGATTCAAGGTCATACTCCGAATCAGAAGAAATGATAGAGGCAATGACACCTCTTGTTCTAGAAGATTGACCTTCAACAGTATTTCCCACAGTAAAGTTGCGGAAAGTATCAATCTTTAGATAACCATTCTGGTTATTCCATCTTTCAACAACTCCAGTATCCTTTTCATTTTCCAGAGTGATAAGATCTTCTCCAGCAACAAAATCTGTGGTGGTTAATACAGCATCAAAAATTGGGAAATGCTTCTTAGGAATAATTCTTCCAGCAGATCTAGTTGGACTGAAAGTTCCTGGAGATTCTCCCGTAGGAATATATCCATCCAGACTGAAGGTTACAATACCGATACCACCAATGTTCTCCTGAACTCCAGAAACAACGAATAACTTATAGTCGTAATTTTCACTGTTATATCCCTTACCAGTATCAACAATTTCAACTACACCTTGTGGATTAGTTGATGCAATACCAACGCTGGTGCTTTCAATCATAATCTCATCACCAACTGCAAATGGGAATGCTCCAACAGTTGTGATTCCAGATGACAGAGTTACAGTAACATCTTTAGAACTAGAATCATACGTTATGGTGCCAATCCCCATACCATTGGTATTATTGGTTGGGAGAAGTGTCGGAGTTACCTGATTGATTCCAAAAGTATTGCTTACGATTTGGAGTTGATTTGATCCAAAACTAAATCTCAGATCAACTTCTTCTTTCTTATCTCCAGTCTCACCATCAAGAAGAATAATCTTAGGTTCGATAGAGCCATAACCATATCCATAGGAAGTGACTCCAACGGTATCAAGAATTGCAAGAGAGTTAATCTTTACAATTTCAGGGAGTTTTGCTGCAGGTTTAAGAGTCTTGTCAAATGGATAGTCAAATCCAATGTCTCTAAGTTTTGTCTTCTTAATAGCACCAATATTAGTACTTTCAATTTGGAAGACTGCATTAGAACCAATTCCACTGGTTACGGATGCAATTGATGGAAGATTATAATAATTTGCTCCAGGGTTAGTAATCTTTAATTCAGTAACTGAACCGATTCCAGTGGAAGAGTCGGTTGAATAGTTTATAATTGCGGTGGTTGAGTCATATGAAAGAGTCTCTGGAACTGAATTGATTTCATATCTAAATGACGTTGGGGAGGAAATCGATACAGTCTGTTTTCCAGAATATTGACTGTCAAGAACTTGAAGTTGATTATATCCGATTACTTCGGGATCACAAACAACATTTTCTTTAGATTTTGGGAGTTGATCCTCAGAAATTGGTTTTAACTTATAGAACAGAGTCTTTGGAATTTTGTTACTAGTCTTCAGGGTAACTTTTCCATCAACCCCTACTGTTCCTGTGGTCAGAACTTCAAAGTCTTCATCAGATGCAGTCTTATCAAACTCAGTATCAAAATTAGAGTCAGTATATAATACAAACTTGAATGCTGGATATGAAATAGAGTTTCTAGTATAAGTCAGAGAAGAATCAGACAGATCAAACTCAACAGTAGAATCTTTGTATACTTTAATTGGTGGGTTGATTGGAGAGAATGAAGAATCAGTTGCACTAGTGATATCAACAATTGTAGGAACAGAACTTAAAGCATCAAACTGAGATTCTGACAGTTTGATCTTATCTTTGTTGACAATAACTGCGTAGTAAACTTTTTCATCAGTTAATCCACCAGCAGGAGACGAAGCAGTATAAATCAGAGACTGTCCTAATCGATATCCATGATCAGGAATCGTAATTTCGTTAGAGGTTACATCAATTGAACCTGCAACAACGTCTTTTTTATCAATGATAATTCTCTGGTTGAACTCATTATAAGAAACTGCAAATGACGTAGTAATTGAAGGTCTTACATCAACATAAACATTATCAAGAACAACCAGACCATGAGTTGAAGCAGTAGAGACCGTGACAGTGTTCTTAAATTGAGAAACTGAAATTACATCGGGATAGTTAGTTACAAAACTATGATTGTCTCCCTGGCCAAATCCAGTGAAGAACAGAAGTCCTTGGTGGGCATTCGTTGATCCAATTCCTGCAAAAGTTCCAGTAGAATTAAGACCGACTCTGACGGTAGAAACGCCAATCTGATCTTCGCTAATCTTAGCGACAAATAATTTCTGTTGATCG